AAAGAATTGCAACATAGAGGTTAAAGGGATTGACCTAAAGAACAGAATTGTTGAGGGCTACTTCGCTGCTTTCGGCAAGGTCGATGCAGATAATGATGTGTTTGTCAAAGGTGCGTTTACAAAGTCGATTAACGAGCGGGGCCCGAAAGGAGCAAACAGGATTAAGCACCTGTTCAACCATTGGGACACTGTGGGAGTACTGCAGGAGTTAACCGAAGATAACTATGGCCTTCGTTACGTCTCTAAGATTGGCACTCACCGATTAGGCGAGGACGTCCTGAAGATGTATCAGGACGGTATTATTACCGAGCATTCAGTAGGCTTTCAAACGATACAGGATAAGTCGGACATAATAGATGGTGTTAGGTATCTTAAGGAAGTCATCCTGTGGGAAGGCTCTTCGCTTGACAAATGGGGGGCTAATGAATGGACGCCCGTAATTAAGTCATACGACGATTGGAAGTTGCAGGCGCAGAAGATAAGTGAAAAGTTAGAGACACTTAACAAGGCGCTCACAGGGCGCACAAATTACACGGAAGAAACATATCAGGAAATACAAATCAAACTAAACACGTTGCAAACGATGCTTAAATCACTCGTTGAAGCGCAGCCGATTAACATCACTGCGCAGAACAATGAGCCGAAGGAGAGCAAAGGAAGCGACGATGTTAGAATCGAACTATTACTAACGAAATTAAAGGAGTTATAGAAATGGAACTGAACGAAAAGGAAAAAGTGCTACTTGATACACTTGAAAGTAAGTTGAACGAGAAGGCAAGCAGCTACTCCGCTGCGGTGGAGACCATCAAGGCCGGTCTAGCCGAAGTTCGTGAAAAAGATATGAAAGCCCTGGAAACCTTGCTGGTAAAGCGAATGGATGAGCTGGAAGTATTGGTAAAAGATGTAAAAGCCGGAAAAATCGCCAATGAAGAGAAATCTTTTGACGAACAGCTAAAGGAAAAGATGATGTCTAGTTTTGACGACATGAAAGCCGGCAGGACTGTTAACTTTGAGGTAGGCGGGGACATTCGTCAGAAAGCTGCTGCAACTATGACCATCGGAACATCGGTAACCGGAGACGTTCCTAGGAAAGTAAAATTGCCAGACTTTTTCGCCCCTGCTGGCAACGGGCTTTGGGCTTCCGGATTAATTCAGGAAATCCCGACGACCGGCAATAGTGTTTCCATTACCGAACTTTATAATGAGCAGGGTGCTCCTGTATTTCACGATGAATCCCACTCAAGCGCACTTATGAGTTGGTCGTGGAGGGAGAAGAACTTCAAGATAAAGGATGTTTCGGCATACGCCAAATTTAGCAAGAACATGCTGGACGACATCGACAACTTTATCATGCAGCTGCAAAACCTGCTGATGAATAGGGTTGCCATCAAGATGGATGCCGCAATGATTTCGGGGAACGAAAACGACTATCCTGAGCAGTTTAATGGTCTTGCTACTATTGCCACGCCTTGGGCTGCTGGAGGCAAGGCAACCTACAAGCCTAATGAAAAGGACGTTATCGAAGTTGCCATAGGGATATCCCAGAGTAATAACGGCTATCCCAACGCCATCGTGATTAACCCTAGCGATTTGGTTAACTTAAAAATCGCCAAAGCAGGTAAAGACAATGCTATCCTGCTATACCCGGGGTTCGACGGAACCATTAGCGGGCTGAACACCATTGTCAGCAACCAGATTGCCGCCGGCAAATTCCTAGTCCTTGATAGCAACAAGGCTAAGTTGCACGTTCGCACGCCCTACGAGATAACCATTTCTAACAGTGCTAATGACGGGGACTTCACAAAACGGCTAATCACCGTAAACATTACCAAACGCTGTACCCTTGTTATTAGCGCAAACGACTATGGTTCGGTGGTTTACGGAGATTTCACCACTGCTAAAACCGCTCTTACAACAACAACCTAAACTCCTGTCCTGTGACCGTTAAATTATCAGTCGCTCTTCCCATTTACCAGATGCAGCCCATAGCATGGCTTGCATTTGAAGGTCTTGCCAACCAAGTAGATGCGGGAGATTGGGAGCTTATTATTTTAGAGGAAGTAGAAGGCTCGTGCGGCGATGAGCTGTTAGAACTCTATAAGGATAGGCTGATGTTGGCAGGCTGCCGGCAGGTTAAATTCGTCAGGTATCACGAGCATGTAAGGCTGTTGCAGAAATGGATTAAGGCAGCCGAGGTTATGAGCGTTAACTCGCTAGGGATGCTGCTGCAAGCGGGAGACGATTATTCACAAAAGGATAGGCTGCGAATAACAAGGCAATGCTTCGAGAATGGCTACGGCTGGGTACAGGAAAATAAAAGCGTATTTATAAATTTAGATACGGGAAAACTGGCACTGCTGGATGTTTCTGGAGGTGAAATTTTTAAAACGGGCGGTGGCATGGCTATTTCTGCCGACATCATAAGAAAGGTAAAGGATAACGGGATAGTTAAAGGTGTTGACCATTACCTTTTTTCATACGTGGAAGCCGAGAATGCTAAGATTTATTCGTATATACCTGACGTTTTAACGCTTAGCACTAATGGGTTTAACCACCTTTCAAAATCTAGGGGTGCGCTCATCGAATTTAACAAACCCCCTTTTTACGGCACCAGCCTTAAACTAGAGGATTTGGTAAGTAATGAAGTAGCTGAAAGGCTGTTGGACTTAAGGAATGAAATACCACGAACCATAAATTTTAAGGAAATGAAGGTCAGAATGCTAACAAATCGGGGTATTTACCGAAAAGGCGAAATCTACAAGGTAGAGGAGGCTGTCGGAAGGCTTTTCATTCTTGAGCAATCTGCCGAAATGGTAGAAGAAGTGAAAGTAAAAGAAGAAAAGCAAGTTTATGAAACCAAAGAGCTTAAGCCTCAGCGGAAGACTAAGACAGTAACAGCTAAGAAATAGAACATGTACAAGCGGTTGGGCTGGTTGTGTTAATCAGCCAGCCTAACCACTAAATAGCAAAGCGTATGAAGGTAAAGATTAAAAGGGCTTCGATGTGGTTTCAGGTTGGCGAAACCTACGACATCGATAGTGACGTTGCAAGGCAGTTGATTGCACTTGGCGATGCCGAGAGTGTTGAACCAGAAGAGCCACAGAAGGAAGTAAAGACCAACAAGCAGGCAGAGGCAAGAGAAAAGAAATCTAACAAGTAAGCAATGTATCAGGTAACCTACAGCAACGAGCAGCCGCTGCACATCGATTTAAACGAGGTTAAGCAGTTTATCGGCATTTCGTCCGATGAGGAGAACGAGTTAATTGCTAAGTTCATTGATGCTGCAACCAATTTAGCCGAGGCGTTCACTAACAACGCATTCAGGGCGAAAGATGTATCGATATACACAAGTAGCGATGTTGTCTATCTAATCGGTGTTATAGATGAGAGCAAGCCGATAACGGTTACATATGCTGAGGATGGTGTTAATGCACCTTACAAGCGTGTTAACAATCGGCTCAGGATTGACAACGAAGGCGAAGCGGTGGTTATTGCGTACAGCACAAAGGAGCACTTGCCTGCGGAGGTTAAGATATTCGTATATCAGGAAGTTGCTAAGATGTATCAGCGAGGAACTGAAATAATATCAGAACCAGATACAGCATTGTTAAGTCGACATAAAATGTTGGGAATATGTTAGGCGTTCGAAAGTGGATAAGGTGTGACCGCTACGACTACACGTTGCAGGCTTACGGCGGTAAGAAACGAAACCTAATAGAGAGCTTTTATTTTTACGGTTTCGTGAAGCAAAGCGGTGGTCGTATATACGAAGGCAATGCGATTGCAATGCGTTCGCAATGCGAAGTTAGTGCGTATTACCACGACGTGAAGAACGTTAGCATTAACGACAGCATTACGATTGATAACCTTGTCTATAAGGTTAATGCCATAACACAGAACAGCCGAAACATGATAACATTAACCTGTAACGCTGACGCCAAATGATGCCGAAACTTGAGGTAGAGACTAAGGAGGTGCAGGCTCTCATTAACAAGATAGAGGAGCGAGGCGGTGAGATTGCTGAGATGATTGCCGATGAGGTTGCTTATACTGCACTGATGATTGAGAGCGACGCAAAGAAGCGTTGCCCTGTCAGGACAGGTCGGCTAAGGGCAAGCATCAAGGCTTTTACATCGAAATCACCTATCTCGGCGGTTGTTGGTACAAATGTTGAGTACGCAAGAGACGTTGAGTTCGGTGGCAAGAGGCGGAGGGCTAAACCTTACCTGTACCCTGCTTATTTCTACTGGATTGGCAAACTAAAGGAGACATTGCAGAATGCGCTCGGTCGTTGATGTAGGAAGCAAACTTTATACAGTTGTTTACAACCTGCTTAACAATATGGTTGTTAATAAAATTACTGTGCCAGTGATTGCCGCCTATGGAGGCGTGGTTAACAACCTTCCTGCATGGGTAAGCATTAGCCAAGTGTCGCAACGTCCGAGAAGCAATAAGGTAAGTGTCGGCTATGAAGTAAGTCTGCTAATCGAATGCTGGATTAAGGGCGATGACTATCTGCAACTAACTGATATAACTAACGAGGTGCTTAACCGAATGTATAATGCTGATGAGATTACTATTGACAACCTTACTGCTTACGTTGTTGGAGAGCCGACTATAGACGAGATGATAGATGACGAGGATAACAGCGTAATGATGCGTAAGATGATAAGAATTAACATGTTAATCGAGTAGGTTATGGTGTTAGGCAATTACGCACTGTTGAAGGTTAATGGCTCGCTAATAAGCGGGCAGGTGGATAGTTCGCTATCATCGACAATCGATATGATTAACGTTGTTAAGGTTGGAGGGAGGTATAGAGAGGTTGTAGCGGATAAGGTTGCGATTAGCGTGAGCGTTACGGTGCAATACACAGATGACGTATTTACAACGCTCTGGAATGCTCACGTAAATGGCATAAGGATAAGCGTTACATACGGCGGAATTAATCCTGGAGAAAAATACCTATCGTTCAACGGATACATAAGTGCTATCAATAAGACAGATAGTAAGAACTCGTTGTCAATGATAGGAATAGAAATTATTTCAGACGGTGAAGTGTTACTAAAAACTAACTAAATTAATAAGGAGAAAAAAAATGGCTGGAATTGTAAACGGATCGAAGATACTAATTAAACTCAAATTAGGCGGGAACGATAAGCTACTCGCTGGACAGATGAGCGCAAGCCATGACATCACGGTTGATACAATTGAGACAACTCACAAGGAATCGACTGCAGGGGCAAAGACGTTCATTGCGGGAGAACATACAATAACCTATAAGGTTGATTGTGTTGTTGACCCTAACGACACAACGAAAGCGACCTATAGCGATGTATTTACGGCATTGAAGGCTAAGACTGAAGTAGACTACACCTACGGCGGTATTACAAAGGGCGACAAGAAGTACACTGGTAAGGCTATCATTACAGGGCTATCGCAGAGCGCACCTCAGAATGACAAGGTAACCTTCAGTATTGACCTACAGGTTACTGGCGACGAGGCAGAAGGCACTGTGGATTAATCATTAACAAATAAAACATGGGAGTATTTGACAAGTTAAAAAAAATCACAGCGAACGTAAAGAAGGACAGCAATAGTAACGTTCGTTACATCGAGGTTGACGGCATTCGCTATGCTGTCGGCATCGGCTACATCATTGAGCTAACCAAACAGTATAATGAGCGTTACAAGGTTGACGCCTCTATCGACGAGGTGCTGCAGGGTTGCTTTGGCAACGCTAAGGTCACGGACGAGGCTATCAAAAAGATAGTGTTTGCCATTGCAGTATCAATCAACTACTACAACAAGGCTAACGGGAGACAACAGGTTGATGAGAACTATGTAATTAACCTCATTGACGACAGAGGGTTCGGCTACGTTGGTAAGGTTGTTCTTGCAATATCGTCAACCATTACGGCTATGATGGTGGCGGGGGCAGATGACAAGGGCAAGGAGCAGGACGGAGAACAAAAAAAAAGTTAACTCTTAGAGAGTTATACAAGATAATCGGTAGTACTGGGCGGTTACCTCATGAATTTGAAACCCTTACTTGGAGTGAATTCGTTGTTTGGTTAGAAGGATATAGAGAAAGGGACTACGGGGTAACCGCTCACCTGCTTCGACAGGTTGCATACCAGATGATAACCCTACATCCGTACATTGACAAGTCTAAAAAGCCTTACGACATATACGATTATATGACGTTCCCGACCGACGAAATCAAACGTAAAACAGTAGAATACATAGACCCGCAGGAGCTTGCAAAGAAATGGCTGAAGAGTTAGGAAGTTTTAAAATAAAAATCGGTGCTGATAACTCTGAGTTAAATCAGAAGTTAGAGCAGACCAAAACCGAACTGGAGCAGGTGACCAAATCGGTGAGCGAGTTTGGCGATAACGTTGGGGTGCTACGTCAACGCTATCGGCAATTGTCGCAGATGAGCCTTGTGGGTAAGTCAGCCGAAGAGATAAGACAGGTCGAGAGTGAACTTGCATCGTTGCGTGATGCGATGGAGGATTACGACGCAAGGATAAGGTCATTAGCGAAAGACCCATTCCAGAAGGCAGCCGAGGGAGTGCAAGCGTTTAGCAGCGTTATGGCGGGGGCTGCTGGTGTTGTTTCCTTAATGGGTGGCAATGAGGAGAAACTCAATAAGATAATGCAGCAGACCGTTGCATTGATAGCGATTGCCAACGCAGCACAGACGGCAGCGGACTTCACCAAGCAGAACGCCATCGGTATATGGCTTAAGGACAAAACAAAGGACATTGCGCTAAGAATCAAAGAGGCTTTAACGATACAAACCGTAACAGCAGCGACAGCGCAGGAGACAGCAGCCAAGAGCGGGTTGAGCAGCGTTCAAAAAGTCCTTATTGCGTTACAGAAAGCCTGGAACAAGGCAATTGCCTCGAACCCGATAATGCTAATGGTTACGGCTATTGCAGCACTAACGGCAGCGGCGATAGCATTAGGCAGGTCGTTAAGCAAGACAACAGAGGAGAGCAACGTACTTAATACATCAATAGACGGCACACGGCACGCTACGGTAGAGGCGGTCAATGCGCATAATGAGCATGTATGGGCGTTGCAACGGCTGGAAGACGAGTACAAACTGCTAAGAGGAGAGTTATCGCAATACGACGCAGACCTAAATGAGATAAGCAGGCAGCGGCAGAAGGAGTTAATCGAGGCTGAGCAACAGATGCGACAAAATGCCGAAAGCGAGATAACACTATGGACTAAGATAAAGGCTGCTGTTGCGACGCAGTTCGGAGGCATGGTTGGTGCGGCAAAGGTCTATACGAACGCAATGCAAGGCACGATTGAGGACGGGGCGCAAAGAATTAAGGAGATAAACGAGCGTTACGATGCTATTGAGCGCAACAGGAAGGAGAAGGAAATCCAGGACGCAAAGAAGCGGGAGGAGGAGAAGCAAAGGCAACTCGCAGAAGCGGTAAAGAAAGGGGAAGAGGAAATTGCTCGATATATGGAGCAAAGTACACGGGCGTACTTTCGCGAACAAAGCAAGATAACTATAGGGGTTGACTTTGAGTTGCCACCGTTCGACGAGGTGTTTGGCGAAATTGATGAATTGGTAATTGAGCCGTTAAAAGAGAAGGGTGTTGAGATTGGAGAGATACTTAGCCAAGCGGTTGAGAGCGGTACAGAGAACTTAATATCAGCAACTGCAGAAGCAATTGGAGCATTCGCTGCTGGAGAAGCGTCGTTCGGTGACGTGTTCAGGGTAATCGGCGAGCAGGTTGCAAACTTTGCCGATTCATTAGGTAAGTCGTTAATCGCAGCTGGTGTTGCAGGATTGGCATTCAAAAAATTACTTGCCAACCCTATTGCAGCAATAGCAGCAGGTGCTGCACTGGTGGCAACCGCTGCTATCGTAAGGGCAAAACTCAAAGCTGGGCCAAGCGGTTCGGCGTCGAGCGCAACGGGCAGCGGTGGAATAACTATGCCAACCCGCCAAACCGCCGAAACGAAATCGGAATGGAGCACAAGGAACGTGTACACCAACCAGCCAGCAGTTGTGGTTAGCGGAACGTTGCGGGCTGACGGGAGCCAACTGGTTGCGGTAATTGAAAGCGAGAACAGAAGACGAAACTATTAAGATATGGCAATATCTGGAACCACCATAACAAAGGAAGTCCTAAGCGTTAACGATAACAACTGGCTCTACTACGAGTTCATCACCGACGTTAACTTCACCGTTGAGCCAGAGTTTGACATCGTTTCGACTAATCTTGTCATCGACGCATTAGACGAGGGCGAGGATGGTACCCCCATTGCCCAACGACGCAGCGTTGAAATTGAACTCGTTACCAAGAACAAGAGCGAAATCCTGAATTGGGTTAACGATGCGCTAAAGTTAGTGCTAACCGTCAACAATTACTATTTTTATGGGCTATTCCGTGAAGATGGCATTGAAATTTCCGATACAGATTACGCAACCAAAATTAAACTTGTTTTTGTTGATGGGATTTCAGCATTAAAAAATACTCCATTCCCAATCAATTCTAACTCTCCGACGCTCAAAAATCCTACAACCGCCGACTATACAGCATTTCGATATTTGGTTTGGAAACACATTTTTACCGAATTACACAATCAGGGCTATGATAAGGTTCGTGTTTACGGCTCGCCAATGAAGTATGATAAGAATGGGAACAGTGCGAGCACAAAAATAGAGATGACCAATTCAACTAACCACTCGACATGGAAGGGATTACTCGATACCGCTCAGGTTGACATTGAGGCGATAGCTGGTAAGACCATCTACGACGTTTTGAAGATGCTTTGCAAGGCTCTTGGTTATGTAATTTACGAGGACACGTTCCCAACTGGTTCATTTTATACCCGCGAACTTGTGTTTATGCACCGCGAATATAGGCATAACGACGAGTACGCTTACTTCGCTCATTATGTGTATGATGCCAGTGTCGGGTACATGAGGGCTGAGTATGTATATGACGATATGCCCTACGACAATTCTCCTATTAACCTCAACAGCCTGCCACTATCAACCGTTAAGGTTAATACTATGGGCGGGCGCAACGTAAGGGTTAAGGCGGATTACGGATTAAATACTAGCAAGTTCAAGGCATTCGACATACTCGCAAAAACCGAAAACACAACGTTTCAATCGCAAGCGCTAAACATAAATATAGACAATCCAATCATACGGAAAGGCAGTAATCCGATGAGCGGAGATGCGTTGTTTTTCCAAAACGGCAAATTATTGCGCTATTACTGCGATAGCAATTACGCTTCGATTAATTGGATGACCAGATACATCGGGCTGCCCATATACTTCGGGGACAAGATAGGGGATTATCCAACTAATTACATCACTGTTGATTTGGCTGTTAAGTTCAAAATTGATAAGTACGACAAGGAGCGTTATTATTCGACCATACTGTTAACGCAGGACAACTTCAACGAATCAGGCACATCGAACACATTTATTGCTCCGAGCACAGAGCCGGGCTATGTAGCCCCAGAAACTAGGTCGGGAGATGTATTCTCGTACATGCAGCGCACAATAGC